TACTTGTCACCGTTCCCAAACGCACATTCAAAGTTATAGAATTTCTCATAGACAACTTGGTCATTGGTCCTATCAGGTTCTTTACAAACTATTTTATAAGATTCACTGACTGGATAGCCAGTGGAAATGCCAGTGATTACTTTACGGAAGCCATCATATTTTGGTTCGAACTCTATTTTTTCCAAATTCAACAACTTTTCAATCTTGCTATCACTAGCATGTTTGGACATATATTTGGCAAGGATCCTGTTATCGATGTCATTAGACTGCCAGACGACATGTTCTTGTTGAACATGATAAAAATTTAATCTAATTTATTTCTAGATGAACATCATTGCCTTACTACTAGATTGGTTCCTTCACTTTGATAAAAAGTTACTCATCGTGCCAGATGCGATTGCCAACTTTTTCACTGGAATACGTCTAGCCTTTGTGAATCTGGCATCTTCGGTTGGACAAGCCATCGTAGATTTCCTTAGTCTCGTGGGAACTAACATGGTATCCCAAGGACAGGCATTTGCAGGCTACCTCACCAATCTCGGAAACTCAATACGCAATGCAGCGGAATGGATAGTCAATCAGGGAATAAACAGTAGGATATATGTAAGTAAACTAATCGGATGGGCACTGGTGACCGGATGGAGGTGGCTCAGTCAATTCGTCATAGCGCTGTTCATGCTTTCAATCGAGTTCCTCAAAGATTTTGGAAACGCATTCATGGAATCCAGCCTTGGCGCAATACCAAGAGCCATCACAAACATGATATTTAACATCCCAGGTTTCAACTTGATTCCCGGCATCGGTGCAGTAAAGGATGCAATTTCAAAATCCATGGAACAATTATTCAAGGTCGGTGGTTCAATAACACCATCGGGTATCGGTATCGATATTACTGGAGATATAACCGGTGCACTCAATTCATTCGCAAGTGCTGTGGAAGATGGTGTCAAGTCATTCTTTGGACTTTAAGGCTTCCACGCAAGGAACCAAGGCAGGATCATCAACCCCAATGCCAAGATCACGAGGTCAATTTTAAGCACCTTGTTCTTGATATCGGGACACCAGTTCTTGTACTTCTGGATCTGGTCGCTGTCCTTGGGCTTGGCCCACCAGTAGAACAAAGCCAGGTAGGTCGGTCCGAGGTTGCGCTGACACTGATACCAGTGATCGTACCACGCCAACACGATGTAGGGGAAGTAAAGCAGCCCCAACAGCACCCACTTGTTCTTAGGCGGAAGATACCAGTACCCACCCGCCAACGCCAACGTGAACCAGATACACTTCCAGTTTGCCACGGGCTGCGTCTTGTCACACTCTTCTTCCATTTATAATACAACCATATAATAATATGCTCATTCAAGGCAAAATACCAGAGTCCCATGAAATGACCATCCTTCGAGACCACTACAAGAGCAATGGAAAAACGATGGCTGACCACACATGGTCTGAGGACGTCAAGGAACCTACTATAAAGAATGCAATTGACACGCTCAGAAATTCGTCCATCATTCGCGACACCCTCTTGGAAAACTACCCAGGTTCGACCATCCGCTCGGTGCCCTCCATCGACGAGGTGTTTGTCAGCGTGTCTCCATTGGATGCCAAGGCAAGTGACCGGGTGCTCGTGGATTGTCACTATGACGCTCCCTACAAGTTCATTGAAGGTCCTAGCAAATTGGTGAGAATCATTCTGGCACTGAATGACAACTCGACCGTTTTCACACAGGTCGGTGACAAGACCAGCAAATTGTCCACCGGTGACTTCAATGGAATCGAATACAACAGGGACTATCACTGTGTCCGCGGAACCATCCCGAGTGGCAAGACTCGCCTCATGCTCAAATTACATTACCTCGTCATACCCGACGGGACTCCTGAAATTTTCAGTCAATGGTCTATATTCATAAACTGGATGTGGACCAAGGTGACCCGCTTTCTCATGCGAAACTCGGCGAATCCAACAAATCCTCTTCAATATCTTTTGGCTTACATCATTCAATTCGCCAGATTTTTCTATAATCAAATATGGTATTTCATAATTCTGCTCTTTGTTGCGTGGTATTTAAAGAAAAGATTCTATACATGAATATCAAAAACATGCAAACCTTAGTTGTTCAGAAGATGCATTCTGATGCTATGTTACCGACACGGGGCACAGAACTTTCCGCGGGCTATGATCTCTATGCCTGCTCGGACTGCGTGGTTCACGAGGGCAAGAGGTTCGTGGTTCCCACGGGGATTCGCGTAAAGATCCCCGAAGGATGCTATGCCCGCATCGCCAGTCGCTCAGGTCTGACCGTCAAGCACGGCATCGAGGTGGGTGCCGGCGTCATCGACAGGGACTATGAGGGTGAACTCAGGGTCGTTCTGTTCAACCACGGAAATCGCCCGTTTCACATTAAGCAGGGTTATCGTATCGCTCAGATGATTCTGGAGCGTTATGAGCATTGTGACCTTGTTGAGGACCCGGATCTGTATCCACAAATTCCCATTCAGGATAATCCGGTGGCTCCCGACCCGTCAGAAATCCCAGACCCTCAGTTCAAGCCAGACCTGATTGATCACGCAAGGAATCAGGGGCTCGGACCTAGGAGCGTGGGAGGCTTCGGTTCCACTGGGGTTTAAACAAAAAACACTATATTAGTTAAATGACGTTCTTTCCGGCACTTTATGGCAAAGATGCCAAAGGAAAGACTCGCATTTGGCAAGTCGAGGTCGTCAATGGAATGATTAGACGAACCACAGGTCTTATCGATGGTAAAAGATCTGTGACGGAACGCCCTCCCGATGCCAAACGCAAGACTCCCATTGAAGAGCAAGCCGCTCAGATGTGGCGAAAACAGGTCAAGTTGGGGTACATGGACAATATTCAATTGAGATCCGAAGTTGTCCTCAGACCCATGCTACTCTACTCGTTCAGTTCGAGGTCCTATGGGATTGATGGTGACATTCGCTTTCAGCCTAAGTTGGATGGTGTCAGGATGCTCGCTGGATTTTCGGGCGGTGGACTCTTGCTCCAGTCCAGGAATGAACAGAGAATTGAACATTTGACCCACCTGGAAAAGGCACTGGAAGGAAAGTTGGAGGAGGGTGAGTTCTTGGATGGTGAACTCTTCTGCAAGGACTTGGATTTCGAACAGATCACCAGTGCTGCCCGTGGTTCAGAAAGTCCCTATGCACCCAAGTTGGAGTTTCATTGCTTTGACTACTTTCGTCTCAGTCAATTGGAGATGCCCTTCATGGAACGCTACGAGAGGCTCAAGGAAATCATCAAGTCAATCAAACATCCCATGATCAAGATCGTCCCTTCATATCAAGGGACCGCCAAGGATGCTGACAAATATCACGACAAGTTTGTGGCAGAGGGTCACGAGGGTGTGGTGGTGCGCGTGGCCGAAAGTCCCTACTTGCTCAATAAGCGGTCATCCCAGTGTATCAAGTACAAGAAGATGATGACCGAAGAGTTTGAAATCGTGGGTGCCGAAGAGGCGGAAGGCAAGGACCGTGGGACGCCCATCTGGATCTGCGAGACCAAGGACGGAGACACGTTCAAGGCTCGACCCAAGGGAACCATGGATAGTCGAAGGGAGTTGTGGAAGAACCGAGGCAAGTTGATGGGTGAAATGCTCACCGTTCAATTTCAGGGTCTCACCCAAGACGGCGTCCCTCGCTTTCCCGTGGCACTCGCCGTAAGAAATTATGAGTAATATTAATATAATGGTTTCACCAGAACAATTACATAGTCTCAGATTGTCTCGACCAAATCTCATGTTGATTCACGTAGGTTCACAGAGACATTTTCAAAATTGTAGGCTTCCAAACTCAATCAACTTTCCCATGGCGGAGTTTGATCGCATCAATGCCATCCTTGCCGGTGAAAATGATCCCAAGCGAATTGAAAAGAGGACCTACGAGGAAAAGGTACTTCGTGAGAGATCCGATCGCTTGTTGCTGGTGCGGGCCAGGGTAATCACAGCAACCGACGATGCCAACAGTGCTCGGATAGCAGAGAATAGTGCAAGAATTGCTTTTGAACAAGTGAGACCGTTAAGGAACATCGAGCCCATGGAGTTTGCCGAAAAATCGGAAAAGTTTGCCAAAGCAACCAAGTTGAAGATCAATAAAGAAACCGATCTAGATAGGGCTGTCAGAATGTATGATACTGAGGTCGCAAGACAGAATGAACCCATTGTGATGCCGACGATGGAGCCCGAGACGCCAAGCGAGCCACCCAAAGAAGTCGAAAAGGTAACTTACTTTGATGTGGAAAAGCGTGGGGAAGGTCTTTTCTCAGGAACCGGTCGAACGTTCCCCGGATTCGAGCAAGCCATCGTGCTCTACGGAAACAACAAGCAGTCACTGGTTGCCAAGATGGCCAAGGTCCACATGAACGAATATGGCTTTACTAACATATTTGTTCTCGAAGATGGTTTGGAAGGGTGGAGGGACAAGGGTCTTCCGGTGGAGGGTGACTGTGATGTGATGTTAATTAGAGAATACATTCGTTAGTAAGATAAATGTCAGAAATCCGTGTGGAGAAGCATGGGTTCGTACGTCTTGTCGATACAATGCCGAGGGAGGATCTTGATCATGCCATAGTTCAAGCCGCCCGTGTTTCGTATGGAGAAGGCACCAAGAGTGTTCGGAGTGATCGAGGTCTGATTCGCTACCTGCTCCGTCACGCCCACACGACCCCATTTGAGATGGTCGACTTCAAGTTTCACATCAAGATGCCCATCTTTCTGGCTCGGCAGCACATGCGTCACCGGACCGCCAGCATCAATGAGATTTCGGGTCGCTACTCGCAGTTGCCCGAGGAGTTCCACGTTCCGGCCGAGTTCCGTGGTCAGTCCAAGGTGAACCACCAGGGGTCGGAGGGGGTGTTGGATTCACCAGAATCCATGGTGCTCCTAAGGGATCAGAAGGCTTCATGCGAACAGGCATTCGATGTCTACCAGCGTCTTCTCGACCATGGAGTTGCCAGAGAGACGGCACGGGAACACCTACCCCTGTCGACCTACACCGAATTCTATTGGAAGATCAATCTGCACAATCTTCTTCACTATCTGCGTCTCAGGATGGACAGTCATGCCCAACCGGAGATTCAGTTGTACGCCAAGGCGATGTACGACCTTGTGAAGCCACTGGTTCCAGCGGTCGCCGAAGCCTACGAGGACTACATTCTCGGATCCGTAACTCTTTCTAGATTGGACCTTGCGAAAATAAAGCAAAATCTTCTTGAGGGGAAACATGAACCCTATCCTTCACAGAGTGAGGAACTAGAGTTTTTAGAGAAGCTCCGCGTTCTTGGGGTCGTCTAGACTTGTTCGGTGGCTTGTATCGCTCACCGGGACCAAGTTCGCGGGGTTCATAGGTTTTGGGAGGTGTGATTACCGGTTTTGGTTTGGGTTCTTTGTTTACAATGACTTGTTCCTCGGTTTCCTTTTCCTGTGAAGAGGCTGAAATAATTGTTTGAATCTTTTTCCACGTTTCCTCATCAAGTTCTCCGCCACCCAATTCATCTTCGCGGAACCCGTAAGAAAGGTAGATCGCCATGCGTTCTTCAAATGTCTTTCCTTCGAGTTCCACTATGAGCTGCTGACATTGTTTATTTGTTATGACATGGTGTTTATGCAAAGCCATTCCACACCCTTCCACCGGACAAGGTGGATAGTAGCGTCGCGCATTGGTTTCACAACGCTTGTGACAAAATTCGTCTCGGTCACTCAAGTGGACATCAAGTTTATTAATTATAATTCTATTACATATTGAACATTTTGTAAATGGGACGAGGTTTAGGCGACACTCGTGATGAACGTGATGACCGCAACGGACGTTGACTTTGCAGACAAATGAAATATCTTCACCGCAGATGCTACACTCAGACATCTTTCTAATCCCGCAATACGTCTCTTCTTTAACGCTTCATCACAGTGCCACACATCCTGCAGGTGATGAATATGGTCATCGGCTCGTCTGCAGATCGTGTCTGCTTCTCCACGTAGGTGGTCTTCATGGACTTGCACTTGCCGCACTTGAACATTCCGTCCTCGTATTCTTCTGGCTTCTTCTCGACCACCTCCTTCTTGGGTTCATGATACCAAAGATCCCATATCTCCTTGGTATCGAAGGTGTTTGGCTTGAGTTCGCCGTTCTTGATCCTGTCCAAAAACTTGGACTTGTCGTTGTTGCGAATTGCGTAGATCAATGATCGCATCCGACTCGCGTAGAGGCGCTTGAACTCTGGATTCTTCCAGTTTGCTCGCGTGTCGTTCTCGCTGATGATCGTGGCGTTTTTGAAAGGCTTCGGCACCTCTACCATGTAGTCGCTCAGGTTCGATGAAATGTGTTCTGAGATTTTGGCGTGCTCAGTTTTGAGATCGTCGTTCGCATGTTTCTTGTCTAGCACCGATGCCCTTTCTGCACGCGTCCAGCACTCATTGGAGTTGATGAAGATGTCTCGCTGTATCTGGACCAGCTTGGTCATCGTGTCCCTGCGAACTTGTGTGAGTTTCTCGCGTATCTTGACCATCTTGTCGAGACGACGCATATTCAGAAGGTGTAAAAGCCTCTTGAGGATGCGCTTCCTCTTGGGGATGTCAGGAAGGTCGAGGTATTCTTCTTCCTGGCCGATGAAGACCTTGGGCTTGAAGGAAGGTCGACGAATGAAGTAGCGTTCAAGTTTTTGGTTGATCATGGACAGACCCTTCATCTCATTTTCCATCTCTTCGATGTCTTTCTTGACCAAAGTGAGAAGCCGTTTGAGTCGTGCCTGATCCAGAAGTCTTTTGCTGACCTTTTTGATGGGTGGAGTAAAGGTTTCACCAACCATCTTGTTCTGGATCTCCAAAAGACGTTCCTGCTTCTCCACCAGTGGTGTCTTGCGCTTGACCACTCCGCTGTCGGTAACATCGAAAATGTAGTTCCTCTTGGCGAGATACTCCGTCCAAACCTTTGAGTTGAATTTTTGTAGCTCCTTTTGGTTTTCGTTCGCGTCGCCGGGTTTCATTTGCTTGATGCACCAGTTCTTGGCGCCCTTGCTGAGATGAGTGGCCAGTGCGTCTGCCTTGGTCTCGCTCACCAACCCAGAGTCAATGAGTGCGGTCGTCGCAAGCGCGATGGATTTGGTCTCCATTGTGTCGGATGTCCATTCGGACATCGTCCTGTCCCTGAATAATTATTTCAACTTCTTCACCTGGAGGGCTTGGGAGTTCCTATTGCGCCTGACTTCATTGGGATCCTGACCAGGTTTGGTGGCGCCTCCTGCCTTTTTATAGGTCTTCTGATGGAGGCTCCAGAATTGTTGAGATCCCACTCGGAAGTTCTGATGGATCTTGGCCTTGTACCAGAACACACAGTCCTCGATTCGGTTTGACTTGGACGTATTGTCCAGCACCAAAACCTCGTAATTTTCAGTACACGCCGTCATCACCTGATTGAACATATCGAAATTTGGGAAGATTCCGAAGAATGCCTTGTACAACTTTTCTCTGTTCTGGATGACATTTTCTCGCGCGATGAACACATAGTCCACATTGGCACGAAGATCTGGACTGAGGTCCATGCAGTACTGCATGGTCAGCATGAAAAAGATCTTCCAGTGGCGACCGTTCATGAAGCACTGGCGAATGCAAGAGTCTTTTAGAAATCGTCGGTCGTACATGCAATCGTCCATGAGTATGAAGGCTCCGATGTCCCTGGACGTCAGTTCCTTCTTTCCTGGTGGCGGTTTCATGTTCACCATCTTCCTCTGCCTGTCGATGACCCTCTCTATGATGTCCTTGTCATATTCACCATAGATGAACAAGTCCGGAATGAACTGCTGATACCAGTGATTGCCTTCCTCGGTCGCCGACATCACCACGCCCGCAGGGAGGTGCTTTTTATGATAGAGAATATCTGTCACCAAGGTTGACTTTCCTGTGCCACGCTTGCCAATAAACACACATACCTTATCGTCGCCCATTGAAGCGGGGTTGAATTTTTTGAGTTGAATGTTCATATCTAATAGTCGTATGTATTTTTTGAAATCTTTTTTTGACACATCATAATAGTATGCGGCTTGCCGTCACAGGATACCAAGACACCTTTTTGACCGGAGATCCACAACAAAGTTTCTATCAAAAGGTGTTTACGAAACGCGCCGGATACACGACCGAGAACCTTCGTCTGGCTTTTAATTCCGATATCCGTTTTGGAGGGTCGAGTATTTGTACGATAGACAATGACACGTGCGATATCATAACGGGTTTCTTTCTGAATTTTAGTTATGCAAACACTCAGTCAGTCCCACAGGATGCTGCGCATGCCTTAATAGAACGCGCGGAGCTTCTGGTAGGAGGACAGACGATCGTGAGTCTGACCGGTGAATACATGGCGATTATGTCTGATCTTACGGATTCACAAAGAACAAGAGCCAATAACGATACCATCCTGAAACGCAACGTGTCACCCACGAGTTATGGAACAGCGTCTTCAGCGACACAGTTTTTGGTAGAACTGCCATTCTTTGGTAGGGGTTATGCAAATGCTTTCCCTCTTCTGGCTTTGAACAGACACACCATCGAAGTTAGGATAACATTTAGAACGCAAGCGGAATTGGGGAGCCTCCCGACACCGGATGTTGTACTTGATCTACAGGCCATCTATCTGAACGAAGAACACCGCCAGTTCTTTCTTGGAAAACAATTGGACTATGTTATACAACAAACACAACTTGCTCGAGTCACCGTGAGGGATCTCGAACAGATACGTTTCAAAACCGAAATCGAAAATCCCGTCAAGGAATACATCTTAGTTGTGCAAAATGACTCGGGGACTGATGGTGTTTTTGATTATTCTTCACATAAAAGCGCCACATACACAAGCTATCTAAATGACCAGGTGATCCGATGGCGTTTATTCCTGAATGGTCAAGTTTATTTTGACCTAGACCAAATGTCCATGAGAGCCATTCAACCCTATGAATACTACATTCAAACACCAAGTTACAAGGTAAATATATTTAACGTGGGCGAAGGAACCGTCAACATGAGCCGAATTTCCAGTCAGATTTTCGAACTAACGCTGGTCAATAATAGCATATCGCGTAAAGCAAGACTCTACGCGGTAAACTTTAACGTCTTCCGCTGCCAAGGCGGACTCGGTGGAACATTATTCGTCTAATCAAGCTTGATCTCGCGACGCTTCTTGTCCGAGGTTCGCATCTTGAAGAACAATCGAAGAACGCCATCCACGTAACTCGCCTTGTAACCCTCATCCGATACATCCACGTAACTGGGCAGATCGAATGAGGCACTTCGGTTCTCACCGTAACCGATGGTCACCTCGTGGTCGTCCGAAGAAAGCATGATATGAATGTTGTCCTTACCCACCCCAGGGAGATGCATCTCGATTTCGAACCCTTCATCTGTGGTGTGGGTACGCTTGTATAGATATCTGTCAGCCATTTTAGTATTAAACTGCTTCTCCATGTTGGGAAGCTCATTCAGAACCTTGGACGTCGTGTCCAGAAGGTCATAAAGATCGCCATGCCGAAGAAAAGGTAAAAAAGCCATTGTACTTTATCTTGGAATCTTTTCTTTAATTATCTTCCACTC